TTATTTAAAAGAAAGTAAACGCAAGCCATTTAAAATCACTAAAATCGTTGAGCCTTCGTGTCCAACAACACCAAGCGGCAAGTTAACTACCTGAAAAACATTGGCTAAAATCAATAAGGTAATCACAGATAAGGCAAAAACAATATTTTGTTTGATAATGGTCTTCATTTTGCGGGAAAGTTGAATCGAAAATGGAATACGAGTCAAGTCATCCATAATCACACTGTCTGCACTTTCCATTGCAATATCTGTTCCTGATCCAATAGCATAAGAAACATCTGCTTGAGCAAGGGCAGGAGCATCATTAATACCATCTCCTACCATGGCCACAAAACCATATTTGGTCTTTAATTCTGCTAACTTAGCCACCTTATCTTGAGGCATACAGTTGGCTACCACTTCATCAATACCAAGTTTTTGTGCCACATAATTGGCGGTTCGTTCTTGGTCACCTGTTAACATGACTGTTTTGATTCCCATGGCATGAAGAGACTTAATAGCACGTTTTGATTCTATTTTGATATCATCCAAGAGGGTATAGTAAGCTATCAATTGATGGTCACGTGAAACAAAGATTAGGGTTTTCCCTTGATTTTCTTCCACTTGAATAGTTTCTTCAAAAGCTGATAGGTCTTGAACCTTTTCCAAAATGAATGTTTTCTTGCCAATTCGCCATTCTTGCCCTTGATAGAAGCCCTGAAAACCTTTCCCAGAAATTTCTTCTAAGTGGTCAAAGGTCAGTGGCTCCAATTTTTCAGTGTATTCAAGAAGGGCTTTAGATATAGGATGGGTACTAGCAGCCTCTGCTCCTTTTACCAGTCTATTCACGAGCAACTCATCTTCCAAATAATGAGCATTCACAACAGAAGGTTTTCCTTGGGTGAGCGTTCCCGTTTTATCCATGACAACAGCCTTAATATCTCCCATGTTATCGACAATATCCCCTCCTTTGATAATCAATCCCTTTCTGGCTGCACGAGAAATAGCAGCCAAGCTAGCAGGTGTGGAACTGGCAATTAGGGCACATGGTGAAGCTACTGTTAAGAGAATCATCCCTCGGTAAAAAGCAGCCAACCAAGTCCAAGAAAGCACAAAGTGGCTAAAGAGGATAAAGGCAGGAATAAGGACGAGCACAAATTTGACATAACCATCTTCTAAGCTTTCGATAAAGGTGGCGGTTTTGCTTTTCTTTTCTTGGGCAGATTCCACCAGATTAATAATCTTGGCAAAGAGAGTATCGTCATTTTCAATAGTAACCAACATATCTATGGTTTGTCCTTGGTTAATGGTTCCCCCAATCAGATCCTGGCCTTCTGCCTTATCAACAGTGATAGGCTCACCAGTGACCATAGATTCATCAAATTGACCAAAAGGACTAAGCAACTGCCCGTCAATTGGAACAGCTTCGCCTTTACGAACTTGTAAACGGTCACCAACACTCAAGGATCTGGTCTCAACTTCTAAAATATGGCCATCTTCTTGGTATTGACGAGCTGTATCTGGCGTCAAGGACATCAAGGCTGAAATAGCATCCTTACTTTTTTCCATGGCCATTTCTTCAAGCGTATTGGACAACGAAAAGATAAAAATAAGCAGAGCACCCTCCAGCCAATAGCCGATAATTCCAGCACCAATAGCTGCCAAAATCATCAAAATATCCACTGACAAGTGTTTGTTCTTCACCAAATCCAATATACCCGTTTTTGCAGACGCATATCCTCCAATCAAGAAGGCTGTAATGAAAATAGCGGAAGCCACTTGTGGAAATGAGTGTAAAAAGGCTAGGCCAATTATTATTAATACCAAACACGCTAAAGTCTCCATTAAATGAAGATGGTCTGCCATCCATTGTCTGATTGTCATTTTTAGTTCCCTCGCAATTAAAAGTTATTCAATCTTTAAGATATATTAATTATAATAATTCTAAATAAATAAGTCAAGTAATTTAGAAGCATTCTAAATAAACTTTTTTAAACTTACCTTTTGCTTTCAAAAATCCTAACTTCGACTATTTGCAAATATGAAAAAAACTCCCCTACCTGCGGAAATGATATACTAATAGAAGGATGACTGACCATTATAGAGTGCATGCATTAGAACTTGGCTTAACTGAAGAGAAAACTACTAACTTTATGCCCCAAATATAAAAAAGAACCTTGTCGCTATCAATAAACATCGATAGCAACAAGATTTTTCTAGACGAATTATTTAACAGCGTCTTTTAAAGATTACTTAATATTGTGCACATATAATATAATAAACTTTGATTTTATAAAGCTACAAAATAACGAAACTTTATATAATTGCTTCGAATCAACTATGTAAGTTTTAAACTTATGCCCCCTATTTACCCCTTTAATAAAACTACTTCTCAGGGGGCAAAGAAAATACTTATCTCGAAAGCTCCACCAGCACCTCTTCCACTTTTTCGTCTGTCACAACCTCCCAATCTCTTATCTTCTCATTCGGCAACACATAATCAAAAATCTGTCCGTTCTTGCGCACGATCATAACTGTGTCTCCTACGATATATCCGTCATCAATAGCTTGCTTAAATTCGTCGTATGTTAGCATAAAGCACCTCCTATTTATTTATTCGTAAAAAGTCTGGTATATTGGACACATTTATATGTACCGAACAAAAAACGCCCTCAATTAAGAGGGTATTCCTTGGTTTCTTGATACTAATTAATTTTCTTTGTTTGTGAATAAATAGACATCAATATGACTCTTTTTGTCTATATCTATCAAATTATTACATCTATAATCTGGGTATTTAAATAAGTCAGCACCTTCCTCTTTCTCGCCTGAGCCGTGAAATTCCCAGTTTCCAGATAGAAATTTGGAATCATACTGATAAAGTTTTATTTCATCGTTCAGCATAAATGATTTTCTCAATCTAACATCAACTTCCTGGAAGGTAACGGGAGATTTTTCAAAAGTTATTTTATATTTCGAGGTATCATCTTTTTTATGCCCATCAATAAAAACGTTCATGTAAATCGTTTTTCCGGCTCCTTTTCTCTCATTAACTTTAACGAGACCACCATTGATTGAATGTATTTGATCTTTTGAAAATACTTCAGCTGATAATGCAAGACCAAAAACATCGACATTATCTCCAACATTAAATTTACCTTCTACAGATGGGTGTAGGTTACTTGATATTATAAAATTATAATCATCAAATTCCCATACTTTAGTTTTATACTGAGCATCCATAATAACTTGCGTCCCTCTTTTTCCAGTAATGGGTTTATTCACTTTTTTTATAGTATCTCTATTATAAATTTCTCTTAAGGTGGTAGGGGATAATGTTTTATCTACATCCCACCTTGGAGAGTATATATCCTTAATATTAATAGTCCCTTCCGCAGAAACCATCCTAACAGAAAATACCATCAATGACAATACTACTATAAAAAAAGTAGTTGACATATTAACCAAACGACAATTCTGGTGTAAAAAAATTCTCATTTATCTTATATTCTCCTTAATAAATCAATATAGCTATTAAACTATGTTTTTGGAACTTGAACCTCAAAATGCTTAAATCGGAAGTGCTTGAGCAGAATTCTTAAAAGACAATAAACTGAATTCTATAACGCACAGAAATCAATCTGAGCGGTTTTATAATATTCCTCGGTTAACCGACTTTTGACTGATAGTGACAAGCTGCTCTAAGTCTACTAAAACCGTCTAATTCATAAAAATCTATTTAAATAGACTAAAAATTAAATTAAGATAGCATTCAACCACTAATTTTTAGAAAAATCTTCGTTTAAGTAAACATCAAAGTGACTTACTTTACTCATATCAATCGTTTCATTATCTGTATAGTTAGGATGAGTGAATAAATCGGTAAACTTTGTTGTATTATCTTTATAATGAATTCCCCAATACCCTTTTTTACAAATTGAGTTATGTTCATATAACTTTATTCTATTATCGCTCATCAAACTTTTCCTAAGTCTAACATCAATTTCTTGAAAAGTTACAAACTTATTCTGAAATGTGATTTTATATTTTGATTGCTCTTTTAGCGGTATCTGTTCCCCAAAAATATTCATATATATTGTTGAATCAAGTTTCTCTCTGTCACTTGTTCTTATCAAACCTCCATCAACATAATTATATTGTTCCTTACATATCACACTGTAGGATTTTATTAGAGCATAAATATCAACTTCTTCTTCCTTAAAGCGTCTTTCTTGCGCTGGAGAAACATTGCTAGATATAACTTTATTATAATTATCATCGTCCCAGACTCTAGTTTTTTCATTCGTGTTAAATATTAACTGGGTGCCAATTTTCTTTGTTATCTTCATATTGGTTCTATTAATTACATCTTTCGTATAGATATTTTTTAATTCGCTATTAACCAACACAGCATCTGAAAAGACACTCTCAGTAGTGTATAGAGCAAGCGATACACACACAAGGAATAACAAAGTCAAGGTATTTTTTTTCATTTTTTCTCCTAACATTTTTTAAGTTTAATCAATTTGCTTAGCAAGTATACTATATTTAAATAATAATTCAACTATAATTTTAAAAAAACACAAAAAAAACATTATACAGCTATAAAGCTTAATATAATAGGATTTTATGTATACAATTATTTAACAGCATCTATTCAAGATAGCCTACTTCATCAGGTTGGTATGACTAAGTTTTTAACTTATCTTCCCCCCTTTTTTTGTTTTAGAAGATAAAAGAATTTTCTTGATTTTGCACACAAAAAACCGCCCTCAACTAAGAGAGCGGTTGGTTTTTATTCAAAATACAACAAATTGTATATAATTTTGTTTGAGGACACAAGATATAGTGATTTTTTCGCCCAAAAACTTTATTTGTGAAATAAAATAATATATAATTGTATCAACAAATAAGCTCTAGTAGCTTAGATGGGCTAGAGCTAACTAGTCAAATAGCAAATCTTTAAAAAGGAGGTTGGAGTATGGAAATTTTCCTCCTCACATTAGTTAGTAATTTTGTGGTTACCCTCACTGCAAATTGCTTAGCTGATGTCGTGCGTGACTATTTACACAAAAAATAGTACGTACATTACATTTTTTGTTTAAGAGTGGGTCGGCAAACCTGCTCTTTTTTATGTCCAAAAATAAAAGCACAGCCGGCAAACTGTGCTTTTTCTGAGGTTGGAGTTTCCTCTTACATTTTTTGTTCGTCACCTACGGTGCTAGGTGTACAGCAATACAAACAACAAGAGCATAAACAACAGAGGCACAGTTATTTGTTATCTTTATATTACCTGTTTTGATTTGCTAAGTCAAGAAAAACAGTATTATTTTATTATTAATAATAAAATAATAACTCCTAATTTAATTTACCCCAAATACTGATGCGGTTGCCATCCTTATCAGTCTGCCCAATAGCTAGGTAGTCACGCATACCTGAACCTCCAACATAGCTAATCCAGTAGTAACCATTCGCGTAGCCCTCGCTATCAAAGCTGACAGTATCGCCTTGCTTATAGCTACCTACTACTTCGCTGGCTAAGCTTGGCCAACGCCTAATATTAATCTCTGCGACATCAAGCGTAAAGGTGCCTGTTTTTGCTGTCTCTACGATAGTGTCCGAGTTTTGTGGTGCTGTATCTACTGTCTGGTGAGTGTGATCAACTGGCAATCTAATCCAGCCAATAACGCCAGTAAAGTCGCGGATATTAAAGCGAGCGGGTCCGCCTACCTGCAGACTATCCCAGTTACCGTCAATATTTTGCTCAACAGTTTTAATCGTATAGCCATCACTATCCTCGATGACAGCTCCTGTATGTCCGTAGGGACTACCAGCTACCTCCATGACAAAAAGGTCACTAGCTTTGGGATTGACTCCAGGGGCATTATATATGACCTCTAGCCCTTGCGCAGATGCGCTATTTAACAGGTCTATGGCATTACCCCATAAATCAATGCCGAACCAGTTTTTGACGATAAAACATGGTAAGTCAGCACACTGCATTATCCTTTAATTATAAGCCTCTCCGTAATTTCATTTCTGAAAATACTTGTATAGCTTATAACACTCTTTCGAGCTCTTGCTTTCACAAGAGATGAGACTATATCTTCAATCATAAATCTTCTACTTCTATATATTTTAAATTGGTGTTATGCTCTTTATTATATTTTTTTATAGCGTTAACTCTAGCTCTGTAAGCTTCTAGCGGACTGTCAAAAGTCCCAACTTGGATGTGTTTACGATTAACATGAAACACTGCAGAATAACGCCCTTTTTTAGAAGTGTTTTCTGTGACTCCGGTAAAACCTGTCTTATTGTGGTAGGTTTTACGATTGTTGCAATTCTCTTTAGGTAGAACCCAACGGCAGTTTTCTTTACAATAATTTCCGTCGTTATCAATCCTATCAAGCTGATGTCTGTCACTTGGCGGAAAACCCATATCGTTCAAAAATATTTGAAAATCATTCCACTCATCGCTAAACGTAATCCCTCGACCACCATATCTATGGTAGTGTTCGTAATTTGGATTCGTACACCTTTGACGCATCCCTTTCCAGGCTCTATGCACCTTTGTTCCGCTATACCCATGTACCATCTGGCGCTCTTTGGCTTTTATCGTAGCTAGACATCCGCATGATTTGCTTTTTCCAGTCCTAACTTCTGTCAAAATCATATTTTTCTTAGCTCCACATAGTAAACACTCACAAAAAGCTAGCTTTTTATTGTGTTTGTTTTTTCCTGCGTAGCTAATTACTCTCAAGTTATTAAAAACATTTCCAATTTCTTTTATTTCAGTAGTCTTCATAGGTTAAACCTCAAATTTCATCTAACCTATTATATCATAATTGCCCCGTGCTGTCTTGCGATTGCAAGCACTTAGTCGTTGAAGCTTCCTCTACTGTTACCATAGAGGCTCGCCTGCTGATTTCCCAATCATTGTAATTTTTTAACCGTCACGCTCTCTGTTGCCAGACACGTTGTGGTTTACAATGCTCTAAGGGAGTCCCAGCAATTCTCGAGGTTAGGAACCCAATTTACTAAGTTCCATAAGCACCATCTTTATCAACTCCCATGCCTGAATTGGCAAGGTCGACACAGTATTTTACAATCTCATTTGCGGTTGTCATTGTTTCCTCCTTATTACTTTTTAAGACTTCGGCATCCCAAAACTGCAAGCCATTCTCCTTGATAATTTGGATAAGTAGCTCCGCATATCCACTCGCAGTAGCATACCCTGCATCTTTAATAGCATGGCAAGCCTTTTTATAGTCAGTCTCACCAATAACTGCCTCATAGCGTGGATTGTCGTTTAAAAATTTGCCGTGATCAAGAATTGACTCATCCCAACTACCGTAAGCCCTAAAGCGGTCTACAATATCCGTCACAACTCCTGGTTGATACTCCTCTTGCGTCTTAGTATCAAATGACTTACCAGTCCAAGAGCTATCAGCCTTAATCCCAAATAAAGCGTTATGTGGGGCATGTTTGCCCCAACCGCTCTCTAAGATTGCTTGTGCTGCGGTCAAGGATGGCAAGATTTTGTACTTAGTCCAGCCATCTAAGCAGCCTTGCTTAATGTTATCTAAAAAGGTCATCTGTCCTCCTCATCCAAAAACGGATAAAAGATAAGAGCAACCACAGACATCGGCACATACAGTATTGCGATTGCTAGTATTAACGCTAATCGTGTGATTGCTCGCATGGCTTATTCCTCTTCCTTGATTTGTGACACATTCATGAGGACACAAGTAAGTCCTGACAACAACACTGCTGATAGCATGGTAGGCCAGTTAATATCCGTAATCAACACGCTTGATCCGATAAGACCAACCGCAGTTTGTGCCATTGTCTTAATTGTTTTGATTGCTACTTTTTTAAACCATTTGTTCATTTTTCTTCTCCTTTTTTAAACAGCGTGACAATACGTTCTTTGTTGATAATAACTTCGTCTTCGACGCGACCTAAACGTTCCTCGTGTCGGTCGATAATTTTTTGGGTAATCTCACGTTCACGATCAAGATTTTTAAGCTCATAAGCTAACTCCTTAATTGAGTCCTTGAGTTGAGCCATGGCAAACTCATTAGCTTCCATGGCTTTTTTAAAGGGATTGACGATAAATCCCCAAACACCCAAGATAGACAAAGCAGCGCCACAAAAAGCACCAATTTGTACAAAATCTATCATCTAACCACCTCTTGTTTAACCAAATCCGCATATTTAATGACTGTGACTTTATCCTCTGATTCTAAGTCCTCTAAGGTCTGTGCCTCATAAGTAAACGAGTCGTTGACATGGACAAAGACAAGGTTCCCTTCTCCCGCTTGATCTTCGTGCGACTCATCTACAACAGTAAAGACATCATAGGCTTGATACTCACCTTGTTTAGCAGGCTCAATAAGCTCTAAAAGACCTTTATAGATATCAGGTTCAACTTTGCTTCCGCTTGTTAGTAGATGGATTGCTTGTAGATTAGCCATTTTTTGAGATTTTGCAATGACAAGCTCCAGAGATTTAGCTTGTTTTTCAGCGGCTTCTGCTGTTACCTTTGCTTGCTCCGCATTTTGCTCAATCTCTTTTTGTGCGAGGCTCAACTCTTCCACTTTTTGCACTGATTCTGCTACGGCGTATTTAGTCACATACTCGCGTACAAAAGCATCTAGCCCCTCTTTAATAAGGTCATCTGCTCCCTTAGCTGTCTGATCACCGATTAATTCAATGGGGATAAATAGCCCATTGTCACCGATTAAGCGAACCTCTGTTTTTACAACTTTACCACCTTCATGAATTGGATAAGGTTTGCCTGATAGTATTAATGTTTTCATAGTTATTCTCCTTTTTTACTTTCTTCAAATTGTTCCAAAATGTTGTCGATAAGAATGATTTCAGATGATGTAAATTCATCTTCACACTCTTCTAAAAAGTTTAAAAAGTCAATAAATCGCTTGGAGTACTCACCCCCTTTAATCACAATTTCTTCGTCTGCTAGCTCGTTGAGTAGGTCGTTGAGCTCGTCGAGTTTAGCGGGGTCTGCTAGCTTGATGTTTTTGTGCTCATCAATGACAAATTTGTCATCTTTATCCTTAGCTGCATACATATCAATTAAGTCGGTCTCATCTTTTGCATACTCGTTGATTTTATCGACTACTTTTGCGAGTAGCTTAGCACGTCCGCGGTTTGCTCGCATGTTCGTGACTTTGATTTTGTCTAGTACACTATATAGTGTGTTTAAATCTTTGTTTTTAAGCGTTAAATCCATTGTTTCTCCTATAAGTTATTAATATGTGCGTTATATTCTGCGATGATTGCGCTGCGTGTATCAAAATTCCACGACCAAGCCGTGTTATTAGCATGCAGCCAGCAGCGGCCGAGAGCCAAAATTGCCTGGTACATCTTGTTTAAGTCGACCATTTTTGGCATTAGGCTAGGCCGCATCTTAAAGCCGCGATCGATGTTAAAATCGTCGCTAAAGACAATATCATCACCATAAATTTCGGCTTGATCGACCTTTGCTGTATGCTGTAACCCTTCCGCGTACCGGAAAAACCTAACTCCACAGAAACGTCCAGACGAAGCGCTGTCGATGCCATCTCCTGATGAGGTTATCCCGATTGACGCATACAACGCTGAGCCTCTATAGCCTTTTGGCGTCGCATTACTAAAATGTACAAAGGCAGTATGTGTGCCATCTTTACGTACTAAGGCATTGTTTTTGCTATTAAAATTAATTGTGGCATCTCGATTAAAGGTCATATTGGCATTATTTAGGTCCCACTGACTTGCCCCATTTGTAGCGGCTAATACACCTCCAGTAATTTTGCTAGCTGATAGTGTTACAGATTGGACTGATGTTGCAAAGATGTCTTTGGCAAACAACGTCCTAAAATATCCCTCATTAGCAGTGAGCTTATTAAAAAAAGCATAGTCCATCTTGATTTTTTCGCCAGTGATAGCTTCTGCCGCAATTCTACTAGCATTAAGATAACCAGTGTTAATCTTACCAGCATCCATGTTAGCAATGTGAGCATCTTTGATAACAGCGTTGCTGATGTAGCTGTTACCGTCTAATGTGATGTTTTTGCCAGTGATTTTAACCCCAGACCTATCAAGATTGATTGCCGAGATAATCTCACTGCCAGTCATCTTGCTTGCTGGGAGTTTATCCCTGATTGCGAAGGCTATCTTGTCGTAACTTTGAGCAATAGTTGTTTCGACGTCGCCCTTAGTCACTTTAGTACTGATTAAATCACTTAACTGATTAATCCGACTTGTAGCATTTGATTGATTATCACGTACAGTTGTTTGTAGTCCCTGTACAGTCTGAGACAAACTGCTGTAATTTTGGTTTGCATTTGTGATTTGTGACTGTAATCCTTGTGCTGTCTGAGACAATCGAGAAACATCATTAGCTGCATTACTAACTCGTAAATCAATGCCACTTACCTTTTGAGATAGCGTTGAGTAGTTACCAACACCATCATCAAGACGACTGCTAAGACTATCAATTGTTTGGCTTAAACGACTGTATTTGCCATCAAGTCCACTAATACGACTATCAAACATTGATGCTAGCTGAGTACGTGCGGATTCAACTGACTCACTTTTGACAGTTTGTTTGATACCATTCAGAGTTTGCTCAAATTTGGAATATCGTTCATCATCAATAGACTTGACTTGTAACAATATCTGCTCAGCTGATTGCGCAATGGCACTTGACATCTCTTTGTTGGCGTACTCGACTAGCATTGCCTTATTATTGAACTTGATTTTGCCCCACAAATCTGACTTAGGGTCTTTTAGCTGTAAATCAAGCTCTTTGACCTGCTGAGCTAGTCCAAAAGCTTGTTGAGTGGTAACTTTAGGCTTTACAAAGTCGTGCATTGTATTGTCATCCTCGACCTGTAGCTTTTTGATTATGGTATTGCCAAGGCAACGACTGTTAAGTCTCACAGTCTCACTTGACTTATCTGCCTTAAAGGTCACATAAAAACGACCATCTGCAAAAGATAAGTCGTGCTCGTTTATTGTATATGTTGGGTCTCTGCTCATTTATCCTCCTTAATCTATTTTTTTAGTATGAGTTTTTTTAACTCAGCAATTTTTTCATCTACGTAATCTTTAGTCGCAGCATGTTTTCCAGATGTTGGATCTTTAACTGTTAGATTACCAGCTACAGTTGAATTTGCACCTGAGTGAAAGCCGCCATCTGGACCTACATAAAATTTGTCTTCATTTTTATTTCTGATTCTGAGCATTTTACCAGTTGTTCCTGTGGAGGAATTGATGTAGATTCCTTGAGCGGCTGTTCCTTCACCGTTTGTCTTTTTGACAATATCAATGGATAACGCTGCAGCGTTTTCATCGTAATTTGCCTTAACGTTTGGGTTTTCGTGAGTAATTTTTAGCGTTCCTAGCGCTTTTTCGACGCCTCTAATTTGCATCGCACTACCGCCTTCGTTGGCACTGGTTATATTAAGTGCCGAGGAAAAATTAGGTGCGCTTGGCTGGCGCATTACAATATTTACAGCATTAGTCTTACCGCTGTAATCCACAAATTGAGCTGACTGATCAAACGTATCTTTGTCAGAACGTAAAATCATCAATGGTCCATCAGTAGTATCTTTATTTGTATACATCACCATAGCAGCACCTTCCGATTTAGACATATCAATGTTAATCGCTCCTCCTACGGAAGATGAGGGTTTAATACCACTATTAGGTTTAAACTGTAGTTGTCCTGTCACTATGCCGCCTGTCAAACTCAATTTTCCGTCTAGCTTTGCATTTGACTCTGCTTTTAAGTAAACAGCGTTTTTATCTGCTTTATTTGATTTTAATTCGGTGATTTTACTATCAGTTTCTTGTTTTCGTGCAAACGCATCTAGATTTGGTTTATTTTGGAGTTGATTATAATCTGTCGTTCCAGGCTTGCCAGCAGGGCCCCGAGGACCAGTTCCTCCAGTTTTACCTTGGAGACCAGTGTCTCCTTTAGGACCTTTTGGTCCGGTAAGGTATTTGAGTGCGCTAAACTTGCTTTTCCCATTACCAAATTTAGCATAGCCTGTATCAGTCTCAAAACCTATCTCACCCTCAAGCAAGATGACATCACTACGAGCCCACTCATCAGCGCTCATGCGCTTAAATTGGACTCTTAATGGTATATTTTCAGTCATTAACTACCTCCATCTAAAATCATTTGCGGGCTGTCTGACCACTGCCCTGCTATCGTGGCATTATTACCGTCAACCACATCTTTATAAGCCATCTCAAGGGCCAATTCCTGCACCTCCGACGCGTTTAAATCTATTTGCTTAGATTTATACCAGTCGCTGGTTACAAGCACTGTGTAGCTAAACGGATAGACATTGATAGTCTCAGTATCCTTAGTCAAGCCAAAACTCTCGACAACTAATTTGGGATTTTTAGGTGTTAACACTAAGCGAGCACCTTTCATGTTAGCCTGTGTCACTGTGATTCCTACTTTACGCAGTAGCTCGCAGGTTGCCTCAAAGCTGATAGTGTATGTCTTGCCTTCTTCAAAACCTTCACCATTATGGGCAATGTCAATATAACCTTGTTCAAAAGTGATAACTTTGTCAGTATCACCATCCAGTCTGTTGCGATTGTAAAACGTGCCGCCAGTTGATCCAACAATGTTAGCTGTAACTGTGGCAGTTTCAGACGTGTCTTCCAGTTTAGCTTTAATGTCAGCTAAGCTATCCTTGCTAAAACCGGCTTTGGCCAAAGCATCATCAATCTGCTTTTCATCAACTTCAAGGTCTTTAAGAGACGTTCTAAATTCTTCAAGTTTTTTATCAAAATCTTGCTCTTTAGTGTCAGCATCAGATAAAAATTTTTTGAGTCGCTCATCGACTGCCTTGGCTAGCTCCTCAGCTTCCAGCACTTTAGCGTTAACCTCAGCAACTTTGACCTCTGCATTAGCTTCAGCTTTTTTGATGCCATCTTCAATCTCTTCACGGAGTTTAGCTTCTTTTGTGTCAAAAATACGATTAGCATTATCAATCTGCTTTTGTAATTTTGCTTCAAATGCTGCGTCATGTTGAGCAGTTGATTCAGCTACCTTATTGTCAATTTGATTGCTAATTTGTTTTGCTAAGTTGGTCTTAATCTCTCCAAAGATGATGGATTTTAACCGATTAGCCATAGGGGCGAACCGATAGCCAGTGATTTGCATTCGTAAGTCTCTGTCATAGAGCTCGTGGAAGACAATTGCTGTGTCAAATAGCCTAACAGCGCCCTCGTAGTTATTAGTAACATCAATTTTTAAACTATTACCTGGTATGTCGCAAAGAGTTTTTTCAAAGTATTTCTTACCATATGCAAGCAAGTCCTCTTCTGTTTTGACATCTTGATCCTGCACCTTGATAGTCTTTTCAACAATTATCGGATGAGTGTCTTTGAGCTTGCTCTCAACAGATACCCTAATTGTTTTCTTTTTCGGTGATTCACTATGACCAATGTTTCCATCTGAAGCTTCTCTGGTTTCTACTTCATGTTCTTCTTCTACTTCAGCAACTAAATGAAGGATAGAGACAAGCCCTTTGATAGTATCTGTTTCCTCATAAGATTTGAGGTTTTTCTTGTACATGAACAAGGTTTCGGTATCTTTGCCAGCTTTTTTGAGCAAGTTAATTTGGTATTTATTTCGTACAAGTTCGCCACCCCACTGCCCCATGATTGAGTGCTTGCCATTAGCTAAAGCATCCATAACAGATACGTCTGATTGATTAAATGTGTGACGACCGTCAATATCACTAAAAAAGCTAAAAGGATGCTCACGCTTGATACTACCTGCTAACTCTGACATTACTGTCATACCTTGCACCCTATCAACACTGATAGTGTCAATTGCATAGCCATTTAAGTCATCAGCGACCTGATTAGCGTAAACGTTAATATAGCCATGCCGCTTAGTAATTTCAAAAATCCTAAAAAGCTGAGAACCATGCAGATCATCAGCTTCTAAGATTATTCCTTTTTTTATTAAAGGGCGATACTCGTGTTTAGCAGGATACTTAAAATTTAGTTTGTAATCACTATTGGCCTCCTGTGTAATCTCATCTTCAAAGGCTGCTACAAGAGGGGTATTATCATCTTTAATCGATATCAAACCTTATACCTCCACCTTGGACTAATTATTGTTCTAGTAATGCCTCCACTGACGGCAATACCTTGTGTGCCAGGTTGTATTTCAAAAAAACTTCCTCTTATTCGGATTGAGTTTTTCACATTACCTTCAGCATCATAGACGCATTGTTGGCCATGTTTGCACTCAATCGTTGCTTTACCTGACAAATTTAATTCCATGACCTGTTTGCCAATGGTTAGCGTTCCTTTACCAGTACCCTCAACAACTATCTTAGGTTCGCTGAAAACATTTCCTGCATTGTTAATGTTTCCGTTGCCTGCAATTACTACATCTGAGACACCTTTTGCGTATCTAAATGGATAAAGAGCAAGTTTGAGAGTCACACGCCATGATGACATGGTTACCGCATTGATTTTGACAGATAAGCAATCATAGTAATAAATAGAGTTAGGTATGTGCCAAAATTCGATTTTTTTACTAAGGCCGTCTAAATGATTAATTAGATTAACTGCATCATCAAAAGTACTCAAATGCCACATTATGGTTGGTTTAGATTCATTATATGACTCCAATTCCCTACTAGTTCCATTCATGCCATAAGCTTCATTTTCGACAAAACTAGGGGATAGAATATCCCCCACATCGTAACCGGTCAAAACACAATTAGGGATTGAAGATGTGTCAAAATCATCAATAATAACTTTAGGTATCATACAATCCCCTCTCTAGCCATAATTTTGGCAAATTCTTCGTATAAAATAGCGCTGACTTTTTCTTTGTCTAGATAGACATCCGTATTTTTATCAAGGATATCTTGCAACAGAGCAAGCACCTTAACAAAGAATAATGACAAGTCACTTGTAGCAGAACCGACTGTAGTTTTAGTACTAATATTGCTTGATAGTAAGTCATCAGCTGTGACGCTTGGTTTAGCATCGATACCGAGAGATAGACTTTTACCTGTCATGGTGCTTGCAAGGTCGTCAGCCATGCCAGAGACATTTGATTTAACCTCTTTAAAGCCGTCAATCAAGCTTGTATTAAGTCCACCCATAATTGCTTTACCAGCAGGTTTTAGTAGAACTCTATCATAAGAGATAGGTCCTTTATGTTCTGCAATCCAGTTGGCGATACCGCTCACAAAACTTTTGACGGCTCCCCAAGCTGATTTCAAACCGTTTAAGAAACCATTCATAATTGCGGCACCAGCTCCAGAAATATCAATGTTTGCCAAACCTCTAATTGTGCTTGAGATTGAATCGATAACTCCATTTACTGCTGAACCAACACTAGACACTAAGCTACTAAAACTACTGAAGGCTGATTTTATGCCATTTATAACAGAGCTTATGATACCCTTAGCCACATTTATTGCGTCTCCCATTGCCATCCAAGCAAGTGAGAAAATGTTTTTTAGGACGCCAACTGCAGAACCGGCACCACTGAACGCTAATTTTATGTAGTCAATAACCGTAGATATGATTGTTCCAGCAGTTGAAATCGCAGTCTGAATGTTAGTCCAAGCGCTCTTAATAAAAGCGCTCAAGCCTTGTCCGGCTGTGCCTAAATTACCAAACATACCGATAGCAACTCCAATCCATTCTGCAATGACACTGAGAACAGGTTGTACAAAATTAAGATCTTGAACCAGCAAGTCAATGATTGGTGTGACTAGTTGTATAGCCACTTTAACTGCATCAAAGGCAAAGCTAACTCCCATAAGCGCACCTTTTACAACACCACCTAAGAAAGACCCTAAAATTTGAAATACTGGCATCAAGGCATCACTTAGTATCGAAATTAAAGGTTGTGCTGCATTCCACATGCCAACAAACGAGTCAACAACTCCTGAGATAGCTGGTCCAACAATCGCAGCGAAGTTAGAAAAACCTGCTTGTAGGGCTGGTAAAATTGCTGAAATTAAAGCCTCAAAACCACTAAAATCTAATCTAGCTAATCCGCTGATAATAGTGTCTATCACTGGTGCAACTGCATTACCGATGCTAGTAAAAAATGATGGCAACTGCCCAAAAGCGGTTTTTAAACCATCAAAAACAGGTTGTAAGTTTTGACCAATCTGCGCAAATTTAGCAGTAATAGGACTTAAATCAATACTAATCCCAAGGCTACTCATTAGCCCTTGAAATTGACTGGCAATAATAGGAGTTGCTGCTCCAATAAAAGTACCAATTGCCGATGGTAATCCTTTAAAGATATTTGCCACCATCGGAATAAAGTTACCAAATAAGAAATTAGAAGTTGTTTCAGCCAGTCCTCGTAAAGCAGGTCTTATATCATCTCCTAGTGATAAACCTGCCAGTACATTTGTAAAAGAGGACTTCATAGCAGCTAGAGAGCCTGAAAAAGTTGTTTTGGCTTCTTCAGCAGCTACTCCAGCGATCCCCATGTTATCCTGTACCAAGTGTATAGCCTCAACCACATCAGCATAATTACTCAAATCAAACTTCTTACCCATAGCGGCAGGTAGCTTTTCAGCGTCTGATAAAAGCCGCTTCATTTCCTCTTTTGTACCACCATAGCCCAGTTTAAGGTTATCAAGCATTGTATAGTTTTGCTTAGCAAATCCTTGATAAGCCATTTGAATGGATGTGATATCAGTACCCATCTTAGCCGAGTTGTCAGCCATATCCATAATAGCCATGTTAGCAGCCTTGGCAGCCGCAACAGCGTCTCCTCCAAGAGATTGTTTAAGAGATGCACCCATAGATACCGCTTGTTCAGCATAGGTATTTGCTGATATTCCAGCTTTGTATGCCTCTTTAGCAAACCCTTTGACAGCAGTCTCAGCGCCCTTATACAATGTGTCAATACCACCAAAAGATTGCTGCAAATCAGCACCAGCGGACAAGGCAGACGAAATCATCTTACCGATTCCAGCAGCTGCAATGGCACCACCAATCATTTTAACGAGATTACCACCAATGAGCGAACCAGCGCTCAAACCAGCCGACCTTGCTTCGGGATCAAGTTGCTTCGAGATTGCTCCACTTATTCCACGAGCGGATGGCATAATTTGCACATACGCTTGACCAAGTTCTGTTGCCATTAGCCATCACCTCCTAGTAATTGTTTACGTGCATTTTCAAAATCCTCGCCAGACGCAAAAGAAATGACATCATTAGCTTTTTGTGATTTAGATCCAGATATAGCTTCCACCACGGATTTAGGTTTGTTTTGACCAGATTGACCATCCTTAGTTTTAGACCAAAACAGCAAATTAGTATTATCATAAATACCAGCTAACAAAACAGTATCCAAAGCCTCAGTCTCTCCAGATAATGCCATTTTTATCCTAGAGTTAGATCTCAAACCGACAGCAAAAACAGCCACCTGATAAGCAGGTAGCTGTCTGTAATCATATATGCCGTATGTTTCAGCTAAATCACAAGTCAATGCATCATCATCTTTTGCTATCATCTGAGCGAGGATTGCTAGTTTTTTAAATCTTTTTGACTTTCAAAAATTTCTTTGATTTCTACTCCGATAGCTTCAACGTCTACGATACCTTCTGCATCTCGTACATGTTCTTTTAGAGACTTAGCAGCATCACCAAGTAACAAATTAACGATTTTAACTACTGCTGTTGGATCAGTTTCCTCTTCTGCAATAGCTTCGACAAGTTCAAAGTTTTTTAATCGTTTTTTAGGGATTTCGTATTCAAATCCTGATGTTGTTTTTCCTTTTAAGATTTCCATTTACTCCCCTTTACATTTCAAAGCTGTTTTCTTTCTTATTAGCTTCTCCAGGTTTTACAATATACTCGTGATGGGTATCTCCATTTTTGTCCGGGAAACATTTTAGTGTTGTTTCGTATCCGACAACTTCGCCGTCAACATACTTAATTTCACCTACCTCATCGACTTTTGCATTCGATAAAACTATGCGCTTCAGAATTCCACCATTCATGATCATATCAATAACGATAGCATGAGCTTCTAGCTCGCTTGAGTTAGATTTGATATGGATTCCTTTTTCTAAATCTCCAGTAACATTTGCAGAACCATAAACTTCTTTTAAAACTTCAACATTTAGTGATTCGATTAACTTATAAGTAAATTTATCCTCTTTTTCTGTCTGCACAGATCCAACAATATCTCCACCCCACGCTTTAATATTTTCAGATGAGCGTGTATCTTCATTGACCACACCATCCTCGGATACATAACCCAAATTCTTAAATTTAGTATCTAATTTTGATTTTGCATCCTCGGGCAATGTTGTCCCCAACGGTGCAGAATAAATAGCTCCGCCTGCTTTTGGCTTTGCAGATGTTACATTTTTAGTATCATTTGCCATTATTATCTCCTTTTGTTAATAGTGATTAATGTCAAATACAGCTTGATAGCGATAGCGCTTAGTTGCTGTATCTGTAAAATTGTAGTCAGCATTAAGATGTACACCAGAAACTTGTGGCAAGACATCAAGCTGCTCAATTACTTGCTTTACTTTGTCATTAAGTAAAGCCGCCTCATACAACGATTCGGCATAACTTTGAAAAGCAAACGTGGAACTTAGCAAATGATTTTGCTTAGCCCCGCTAGTCTTTTCTAAGATGATGAATCGTGCAGGTTCATCTTTTTGATGTTCAAAAAAAGACGGCACATCTAAGTGCTCGTCTAAATATTTTTTGATAATTACTTCAATCAATCATCGCACCGCCTTCAACAATGTGTTGTTTTTTGAATTATCTTTCTTGGCCTTTATGGTTTTAGCACTGACCATAGCATTAGCCCTATTTTTCCCGACATGGATATCTTGGGCGTAACCATCACCACAACGTTCTCTGATGACTGTGGCCTTAGTGGTTAATACCTGCTGCATTTCTGATGATTTCATCAATTCAGCAACACCAGCTTTATTGAGCTTGAATTTAAACTTACTCATATCTTTCCACCATAACTTTCTTATTCCATTCAAGCGGAATAAGCTCTTCAATACCTTCAAGAGCTAGGCCGACAGTGCGCCACTTTTCTCCAAAGAATCTAACTTCCTTATCTCCCCAATCGTGGTTGTCTCCTTTTGGAATAGCTAAAGTGTAAACAGCTTTTTTTCCTGAAAGGCTAAGCTGGCTTGTTATGTCATCGCTTGTTGCTGGCGATACAAGGACATTATCGACAGATATTTCTTTATCTTTTTTTATTGGATTTCCGAAAGGGTCTATATCGATAGTTACTTTATCTATCAAAGTAATCGTTATCCCTCTTAATTTCCCCATAAAGCTCAATTCCTCCATATCGTTGTTTTTTTAGTCCCAGACGCTTCAACTCACTGTCCTTAATAAAAAGACCACCTCCTGGAACCAAATACGTTCCAGACCAAGTGTAGCCAAGTGCCGATTGACTTTCTTGCGTCATCGGTTCACCTTGAGTAGCAGTCATCAGCGTTCTCGCTACAATGTCAACCGTAACCGATTTAATAACATTAACAAAATAAGGCTTATCAACCATCGTTTTATCTAAGTCTTTGCCAACTTTGTCAGCTTCCATTCTTAATGTATCTGATACGACTTTCAAGAGTGCATTTGCACGTTTCAATTCGTCAACAGATAAGGGACGCCATAACAAAATGACGTCATCTGTTGTTGCGAAATTTGCCATAATAACCCCTTTCCAAGAGGCTATTCGGCCTCATCTTTCTTCTTTGTAGTTTTTTTCTTTTTTTCATACTCAACAAGTTCCCAGTCTCCACCAAGGACACTATCTGTCACTAAGATAGCACCTGTTTTAGAATCTTTATAGATTGCCATGCTAGTCCTCCTTCACGATAGCGAATGAATCCTTGTCCAAAATTCCCCAACCGATGAATGCCTCGGCACGAAGGCATACTTCGTTATAGGCTTTAAGGTCGCGTCCTGCCCCATCTGGATCACCATACTCGATAACTTCCATAGGGATATTTTCAGCATAGCCCCATTTAAACATGTTCTCGAAGTCACCAACGATAGCATGGTCTTTTTTGGCCGTTCCACCTTCTTGAACCAAAGTTTTGTTAATATCTGATTTCATACCGTAGAATGAATCAGGATTTTGTCCAAAGCGGAATTCTGGGAAGATATGAGATTTATTTGCATCTTTGAGTTTTCCAAGAGCGCCTCCTGCCGTTGGCGAAAGAGCGAGTCCTGTTACATCTCCACCCTTTGCACGAACGGCTTGGACAGCAGCTTCAATATTATCGTCAATGTTTTCGGCCACATAATCGACTAAATTGCCGTCAATTACACCATCAAATGAGTTTGTAGAACGGAATGATGCGTCTGTTAATGCCTTTGGCTCCAGTCCGTGGATAGCTGCAATATCGAAAGCTTCAGCAATTTTTTTGGCAAATCCATCGGCGAATGCTTGAAGATAATTGATTTTCTTTTCATCAGATGCATACATAAATTCATTAGTAATGCGAGTTTGATATACGAACTTAAGAGGCTTAATGACTTTAGAAGTCAAAGTAGCATCTCCTGCTTTCTTTTGATCTCCTTCGCCAACAATTTGAGCATTACCGTTTAAATTAAAGATGAACTGTTCTGTTCCATTGAACGGAATTGGAGTTTGAGTAGATAATTTAGCAAGCACAGAGTGACCTTGCACTTTTGAAATAAGTTCTGGAATAAGTGTTGCTGGAAAGAGTGTTCCTTGTTTAAGTGTCATTTTCTATTCTCCTTTTGTAGTTAAATTGTTTACAACTTGTTTTAGAGCAGCAGTTTTTTCATCAATTTCTGCTGGTTCGTTTGATTTTGCTGGCGGTTGTGGTTGAGACGGCTTAATAAACGATGCTAAGCGTTCTGCATCTACTTTGAGTCCATCTTCATCATCTCCTTGCAAACGATCAGCTAAATCAATTGGTAAGCCATACTGTAACGCTACCTTTGTCCGTAAATTTGCCGTCTCATAATCGGCAATTTGATTCTTCAGGGTGCTAATCTCTTCCGTATAGCTATCAGTGTTTGATTTAGCATCATTCAAAGCAGTTTGTAAGCTGCTTTTTTCGGTTTCAAGTTCTTCTACACGAGTTTTCAATTGGTCGTAATCTTGGTATTTCTCACGTTCTCGAGCAATGCGAGCTTTTACGATTGCATCCAATTCTTCCTGTGTTTCGATAACTTTAAATTCTGACATATTAACGTCCTTTCTCCTGCTTTCCCGGCAGTTCGGTAGATTTTTTAGCAGTAAAAAAACACCCTTTCGGATGTCGTTTTTTAACAGCTGGTTCTTTGCTTTCTTTTTGGCTTCGTTGTGTAACAAATCCAGTGCGCAAGCAATGCACTGTCCATTAAGCTAATGTCTCTATCATCATAAAGCGATTTATACCCAAAACCACCATTAGAGCCAATTTGCCTCTTTTCACAGTTTGTGACTACTGCTGTCAAAGATGGCTGATCACTATGACAAATGGTTTCCTGCATGATCCCCTGCTCCCACATCATGTTAGCTGTGATAATTTCAGCAACTTTAGGCAATTCTGGTTTCTTTAGACCTTGATCTTTCATCTCCTGAGCAAGTAATTCTTGACCACTTGCACCATCAATGACAACCTTAGCGATATCAGCCGATTTCAAAAAATTAATAATCCATTGAGTTCCATTTCTGACCGATAAACAGTCAATAGTCTCAACAAATACCTTATTTTCTGATGTTCTTGCTGCAATTGATAGTGATACGTTGTTGCCATCTTGACCAAACTTGATACCGACAAAAAGCTTGCTTTTGAGTTCTGGCACTTGCTCAACTTTGAGTTTTGCCCATTCTTTTTCGGATATAACTGATTTTTGGTTAAAGGATGGCCAATAACCTAAGCGTTGGATGTTGTGATCAATCTCATCTTCACCTAATTCAGCTTCGATTTTCCTCTCGTTGAGGTGGAATCCCATAGATGGGTTGGAAATATACCAGGAAGATACATCGTTAATCTTAACCATCTCAGGAACTGACCATTCAGCCCAACCAGAATAACGCTTATTGCCTTTTAAGCAATCTTTCCGATATGCTTCAAATACTGTACCAGTAGATACCATCGTTGGCGGCGTTCCACACATAATAGTCATTGGATTATCACTATCAGTAACTGTGTACTTCAATGCTGATTCTTGCTCAGATGTGTATTCTTGTGCCTCGTCAATGATAAGTAAGTCAAATCCCTCACCAAGTCCACCGTTTGATGTCCTAGTTCGGAACTGGATAACAGCGCCGCTGGCTTTGAACTCTATACGCTCTTGACCCTTGGCTTTATTTGATATAAAGTCTTCTCCATCAACATAACCTGACATCTCAAGGTATTTTTTTACCTTTTCGAATGATGCATGAGATGTGCTAATTCGATGAGCTGTATGCAAGATTTTTAAACCTTTATGCAAAGCCCACAGCTCAACAATATAGACTACTTCCGTCTTACCGTTACGCCGTGGGATAGCATACCCATACTTTTGATGAACCCACAGACCATTTTCATCTATGGCCATAATTGGGATAAGCATATTTACTTGCCATGGATAGCAGCTTAGCCCTGTTTTTTTGTAGTAATTAATAGCTTCATGCGCTAGAGATTTAGCAAAATGTAAATTTACCGATTGAGTAGGTCGCTGATTGCCAAGCTTTGTTTTCGTCTTAGTAACCATACTTATTCCTTTCAATCGTACTGCCTAGTTTTTAGCCATGCGACAGGGCACAATAAAAAGCCGTATTGCTACGACTTTGGTTTAAGTTGATTCATAAGTCTGTTCAAAAACATCAGGTTTACATGGATAAAATTCACCAGCGATGCCTTTGATGATGTAGTCGCCTTTTTGAGCGACCATGTCGCCTTCAAGAGTGGGGATTACAATACTCAAAGTCGAACATAAGGTATTTTGACCAATAAACTCTTTGATTTTTTCATAGTTTGTACCCGTAAATTGAATTGCTTCAACTACGACCGGTTTCTTACGATATTTCATATCACTTCCCCCACTTACGTTTGTAGTTTTTCTTGATGTAGTCAACCGTGTCACCGATTGCCTTGATAACTGATTGGTTATCTAAAGTAGCAGCTTTAACAGTCGCTAACTCTTCGTTTGTTGCCAGAGCGTTCCGCTGAACAATTGATTTCAACTCCATGATTTCTTTGTTTTGATTTTTAATTGCTTCAGCCTGCAAGGCATTTTCTGCAATCAATAGCATGATAGCTGTTTCCAATTTACGTTTTTTCTTGATACGTTTATTCATTACCTTCTCCTTTATTTAACTTTGTTGCACACGACATTTTAGGGACAAAATTTTCCGCAGCTTCTAAGGCTTTTTCGTAAGCTTCTTTTGTTTCATTGACTTTATTCATGATTTGTTGAAATTCGTCTTTGTTTTCCCAAGTCATTTCGACATTTAATGATATTTTATTCATATTTTTCTCCTTTTTGGGCATAAGAAAAGCACCAGATTGCTCTAGGTGCTTAATATATTGCGTTTTCTGGATCTGGATCAATCGCCACCCCGCTATTAATAGCTTTGTTTAATTCCAGTGTTGCATCTGGTAGAACCTTTTTCCACTCATCAAAGTAAACGTCTGGCTCCCAAAAAAATACTCTATCAAGCGAGTCTTCTCCAAACTTTTCAAGATATTGTTTTTCAGCGTCGTCATATTTTTGACGCAGTTGCCGATGTAATTTTGGTTCCATATTTATCACACTTTCACAAATAATCCAATAATAAAATTCAAAAATTCAGGGTCGTCATTGATTGTCTTGTAGTCATATTTCCATGTTTTTTTGTCAAAGGACTTAGCAAATCGTTCTTCAGGAACAAAAATACCTTGTAATCCCATAGTGAAAACTTCAGCTGCATCGCTGTAGTATTTACCAATATATGGTGATATAAAGTCATCTTTCTTAGTAACTTCCCCAATACCATAATTTGAACTTGGAAAAATATCTTTCAAGCGAACCTCAGCTTCATTAGCAGTTCTTTTATCTACCCAGGCTTTCTCTAATCTTACTAAATCAGGATTAACCAGTTCAATCATATGTCCTATCTCATGGTAAGGTGTTGTTTTTCTTGTTCCATTTGTAGCAATAACTAAATCTTCATCATATCCATCGAAGTAACCGCGCTTCCTTTTTATAGCTTTTAGTTTTTTACCAATACCGTCCGGAACAGCTGCCCACTCAGTTGGATAATTTTGAAAAGCCTCTTGTAGCTGGTCTTTAACAAGTTTAGATGAACCTTTTGCCCAAGTATTTTTAGGTATTTCTCCACCGATTTCACGAAAATTTGAGAAAATTTCTTTTAATTTCTCTTTATCTCCTATATGTTCTGAAACTCTAAAGTGATAATTGATACGTTTCCCTATATCAATTATATCACTCGGACCAACCTTTGTCATATCTAACTTAGCGATATCATTTTTGATAGATTCTACTAGAGCACTTTCCTTAAATTTTTCAACCCTTTCTATAGATTCTTGAGTTTTTTCTTTCTTTCGCCAGATTTTACTCCAAGCACTCTGAACTTTTCCATTCTTCGGGTCATAGTCAAGCGTACATCGACACCGCTGATGTCTTCTCCATACGTCCTTAGGGACTTTTGGATAACTATAAGTGCCAACAACCTCACGACACCATTCACAACAGTTGCCACTTTCTGTTCTGACAACCTGTGGCGTCATACCTGTTTTATATTGTAAATCCGCATTTGCCTTGATGGTATCATCCACAATGGACTGCGAAAAATTAACAATCGGTTCACCAAACAGCCATTTTACATCATCAAATGTATTCTCGCTATCCAAACGATTTACCATCCCGTTAATCTTGTCTCGATTTAGCGGTGGACGTTGCACCTTTAGACCAATCTGAGCATTCTCATTTAAAATCCGCTGAACATCACCAGCATAACCTGAAATCAATTTGTAATTCCGTCCCATAGTCTCATCTAAGAGACGCTTAGCGATATTGTAATACATTTTACCGTCTGGTAATTTATCCGAGGTAATAGAGCCTGTCAGAGCCAAAGATAAAAGTTTTCCAACTTCAATACCAAACTCGTTGACTGTTTTATATGTTGCTTTTTTAGACTTCAAATCTGCAAAAGCCTTAGCAACGACCTCGCTTTTACCAAAATACTTTTCAAAATCCTGTTGAACTGATTTTAAAATCTTAGGTAAGACATCATCAGCCATCAGTTGTCACCTCCGTCGCTTTTGGAGTTGGATTGTCAGAACCTTTTACCCCAGTTAAGTCACGGATAACATCTGCATCCATGAAACCAGGAATAGCTTGATTAAGCTTAATAGCGCCATCACCGACTAAAGTAAGCATATTTGCATCAGCTTCAAAAAGAGGTTCCCATTTAATTTCAGTATCCATGAACTGATTGCGTAAATAAGGAAACTCATCCCTTAAACAAACAGCAATATATGCCACATTTAGAAATCCAGAAGCAAAAGAGCGTTGAGCTTTACGTCCTGCTGCTCTTAAATTTTCATGCGCTGCTTTAATAGCTTCTACTGATGATGGATTGTCAGATGGAAAACCAAGATCATCAAGAGTGAGTCCAGAACCACCAGCGAATAGGGAAGCATACATTTTTAAATGCTCCATGAAAGGAGACATACTGGCTGTAGTAAACTGACCAACAGTTGGCTTATCTCCGTCTTCATCTTTTGAGATTTCCAACAATGTGGATACCGTGGCACGCCACTTTTCCATCGGTTCAGCGTCTGGATCCATTCCCAAAACATATTTTTGTGGGAATGAGTAAAACTCAGCCGTAACCTCTGCTCTCTCAAGCGTTCTCTTCGCTGCCTTTTGATGATACATTCCAGCCTTGGTAATGCGACTGCGACCAAATGGTCTAACTGCGTCTGGTCTGTGAATGATAGGTACAAGCAAGGGGTGACCTGTTGGAGTTTTAATATTATATGGTTTCCCTTTTTTTGGATAATACCAGATGTCTTTGTCTGTGAAATAGGCCTCTAACGTAGGATTACCGTTTGAGTCAGACTCTAAAATTGCATAACCCTCTGTTAATAAAAATGTAGTTGGGTCAAGTATCCCCGTCGCTTTACTAGCTTCGATAACTTGCATTTTAGGTAAGCCGTCTTCCGCTCCTGGCATGATGTACACAAAGCAACAAGATGCAATTAATGCTGACTGTATGGCTGTATCAAAAAAGATATCAGGGTTATTCGCTTTAAAAATTTCCCAAGCATTAAAATCATCGTTGGCAAACTCCCTGAAAATAATACGGTCCGCAAGGCTATCAACCCCTTTAGCGGTCCATTCTAACACAGACCTGTACATTTCGCGCACATTATTTGGCATGACAATACTTCGTGTGTCGTCTCTGTCATCCATGGCATAATAACGATATCTTTTATCAACTCCAGTTTTAAAAAGAGCTAACTTCCTACGAAGATAGCCCATACCCATATAATTCATTTCTGCTCCTTTATTTTTTGCATGACTAAATCTACAAAGTTTTCTTCATGTACATCTATTCCTTCAATAAGTGTTATTCCAGTAAAACCAAATTCAGATTCATTTGCCAAAATTTCCTTTTTTAGTTTTTTATAGTGCTGCGCTAAATTACGTATTTTTTTAGGCTTTTCTGTCACATCTGTGTTAGGATTTAGGACTTTCTTTTTTTCTTTCCTCTGTTCAGCCCGTTTTTGTTTCATCAATTTACGTTGTTTCTCACGATTGCCTTTCTTACGGCATTCTTCAGAGCAATATAAAGTTCTATTGGTTTTTGCTTGGAAGTTTTTTTTGCAAATTAAGCATTTCTTTTTCAATGAAATTCAACCTCCAAAATTTTCTAAATCCTAACGTGAGAAAAAATGTACAGTGACGGCGTGAAGCTCGGCCGACCGACCGGGTAGGGAGATACCCCCCATTTCGCTTCTAAGAGCTTTTAGCATAAATCAATATATTTGCCTAAAATCACTTTTTAAATGCAAAAGATGACCAGTCTCGACTTTGAGGAAGGTTTCTGTTGCCAATTGTCTTTGGCTCGTTGCTTGCTTGGTTAGCAAACAACTTATCAGACTTCTGCCTATTGCACTGCCAGTGAGTTAACTGTAAGTTCTCAAGCGCTGATGGATGACCACCTTTTGCGATAGGAACTATATGATCTATTGCTGCGCTTAATGGATGTGGATACTTAAGAGACTTGTCCACTGGCTTGCCACAGATACCACAGACAGTGGCTACCTTTAGTAACTTCTTTTTATTTCTGTCAAATGCTACCCGGTGGGTACCTTTCTTATCCGCTCTTAATTGAGACATAGGGGGCCTTTCTAAATTTAAAAGAGGGTGGTATTTTAGTACCTGTCCCTCATTTCTTGATAATACTATATTATCACTTTAAAACTGTCATGCACTGTTATTCACTGTCAATCGCTGTCATTTACTGTCAGATTGTTCAGCTCCTTCGTTGCAACTCTTAACAGTCTGAAATAGGTGCTTTCGCTGCAATTTAGCTCATCAATCACTTGCCATCTAGTCATCTTATCAATATAGACCATGCTTAGAATCGTTTGACTGTCTGTATTTTCAAGGCTATCAATCAGGTTTTGAAGCTCTCTTTGTTTTCTTATAGCTTCAGCAGTCTTCTTTTCAATATCTTCGGCGGTTGCAATCAACTCTACGTAAACATCATCTTGTCGTCTTTTGTTGCCGCCAGAGACTTTATCTGCTGTCCATTTAGGGCTAGAAAGCAACGAAGCCTCAATCTTATCTCGACGTCTGATTAAACTAGCGATATATAAATCTAAATTGCGTAAGTCTTTTAAAATTGCCTTAGCTTTGCTCACTTCCTAACTCCTTTTTGGTATAATAGGTTTATCGAATTATTAACCAATGGTCAGCTGTGAGCTGGCTTTTTTCGTTTAGTATTGGTTCAATATTTTTACGACTTTATCAATCCCAAGTCTTACTTTAAAAGCTTCTTCTTCATATGTCATAAACAACTTAGGGATTTTGAAACGAATTAGCGTTTCATTTGGTTTTACTTGTCTGATTTTATCAATATGTTTAACTAGGTTGCTATTAAAAGCAAAATCTCCCGATCTTACAAACCTTGGTAATTCTTTTTTTATAATTCTTATCTTTCCTGAATACGGATACTTTCTGGGTTTCATTCCGTCACCTCTTTCGCAAATTGCCAAGCCCAATCAAAATCTTTGCGGATTTCTTGTTCTGTGAGGTGATTGCTGTTTTTATTGTAGTAGCAATCCTTTGATTTTCGTTTTACCAAAAAAACTTTATTACCTTGTCTTTCAAGCACAAACTTGGCGTGACCTCTGCCTTCCCTATTCGGATTCGGAATTTCAACAGTGTAAAGCTTTTCTTTTTGATTGCTTTGTCTTTTTTTACTAACTCATAAAGCAAGCAAGCAATCATCTGTTCTTCAGTCATCCGTTTACCCCTTCATGTAATACTCGTTTACGCGCTTGCCGCTAGCTAACTCTAGCTGTCTAATAAACCGCATCGCTTCGTTTTTGGTTGCGAACTCGTGCTCCTTAAACAGTTTTTTGTCATAGATCGCGTAAGTCGCTGTAATACCTTTGTTGTAAACTCTCACAACGTGTTTTTTAGTAGTAGTCATGTGTCTCCAATCCATCAAGATAGCCTTGATTGACATAGTATGAGCCAATCAAAATAGCGTCTGCTTCGTCGTCTTTGACCGATTTATTAAATTCTTGCTCCACTTTTATTTTTGACTGTAATTTCATGGACTTCTTGCTTCGGTCTTTGTAGCTAAACTTCCAATACTTACGCCACGTTGATACATTGATAAACACGACGTTATCAGCTATTAATCGTCCTAAGATGATACCAGTTACAATACCGATTTTAAGCATGGATTGTTGATTTGGACCCATAACCGAGTTTTTTTCAACTGCGATTGTGCTAAAACTACAGTCGTATTTTTTTAGTGCTCGTGACTGGATTAGTCTTAATTGGCTAGCCATGTAGCGTCCACGTTCGAAGTAAGAGTCGCTATTATGTTTTAAGACACCACTCTGGAACAGGTCTGAGCCTTTAAATAAGGCCCAACCTGTTCCAGATGTTGAGATGTCTAGCGATAACACTAGATTGCTCATTCAAGCACCCCACGAATACCAAGGGCTTCAAAGATATTTCTTTTATTATCTTCGATAAACGAGAATACTTTTATGATTTCGTCTATGTCTTTCTTGTGCTCTTTAGCAATGTATGAAGATGTTAGATTGATTTTAGTTTTGGGTTTAGCTTCGAGCACAAGGTCATAAGCTGTTTCGAATAGTTCTCCATCTTCATCTAGTGACGGCTCGTCGTCAATCTTTTTAAAATCGCTAATAAAATCCCATTGCATAGTCAAACCGCCAGAGATGGCAAAGATTCGATTTACTCTATCTAAAATTAGTGCTGTTCCTGTTCCTGTAATTTTGATTTGTTCCATATTTTTCACCTTTTAAAATCCACACTCGCCCTAAAATTGTGTGTGAGCATTGGCAAGGACGAGTGTAGCAATTCTTCATATCATCAATCCCGTTGACTTGACGATATTTCAACTTTCCTTTCTCGCTCGGAAAATATTGATACTGCAAAGGCCGATCTTCACTTTGCAATAGGTTGTTAATTAACCTCTTCGACGCCTAATATTCTCAGCTTATGGCTTCCAAATCTGAGTAAATGGTCGTACGTTTCTTTAAATGCTATCGGAGCCATGTGTTAATTTTCTGCTTCGGTTTCTGCACCTACGTCTAGATTTGCAATCTTAGCTGATGCATAGTATTTAGTCATTTTTATCTCCTAAAAAATCTCTACTCTTACAGACAATTTATTTTGCCTGCAATATTCGCATTTTCCGCAAGGTTTAGGTTTTTCTATGCCTTTTTTAACGTCATCTAATCGCTTAATGCTTTGTGCTAGGCTATCTAACTCCATCTGCATAGCATCTACATTTTGGATTCTGATGGCTCTTGTATCTGGTGGTGTCTCTTTAGTAACTGCGTAGATAATCGGCTCAAACGGTTTGTTATACTTAGCTTCTAGCATGTTTTTGTAGGCAGCCATCTGCAAGATATATCCATAAGCTTCAAACCATCTGACACGCTCTTCTCCATTCCAGATTGTGTCGTCAATCTGCCCTTTTGTTGTTTTGATGTCTACAAAATAGCCACGTTCAACATTCAAGCAGTCGATTTTACCCTTGAATTCAATCTCGCCAAGAAATCCTGTGATGGCTGCTTCCTTCTCTCCTTGATAAATAGCCATAAAGTTGCTATCACTTTTAAGAGCGTCAATCATCTGCTCAGCAACTAAGTAATCCTTTTTTAATTGACCTTTTGTTGCTCCTCGGGTCGAAATCATTTCAGAGCCGTTTTGGGCTTTGAACTCTTCATGAGCTGCTTTACTCTCAAAGTAAGAGTGGACATAGTTCCCGACGAGCAGCGCAGTGTTATCTCTGGTATCTGTCCAATCCCCTCGTAATTCAGCAAGCGCCCTTGCCTCACATTCTCTAAAACGCTTGTACTGACTAATAGACCAGTATTTAATCGCTGATTCACGGCTATAATAGTCCTTTCCGAGCAAGTCTAACTTCGTCATGGCATCAAGTCTCCGAGATTATCAAAGAGGTTGCCTTCGCTAGCTAATACTTCGCCAGTCTCTTGGTCAAAATCGGGAACCTCATCTGCTGGATAAGACGTATCTTCTAAAACCGTCTTATTTTCGTCTGTGAGCGTTTTTTCTTCTTCGTCATGTAAATCTTCAGTTACGTCTTTTAAATTGTTAGGAGCATCCTTGTTTTCGTTCTGGTGACCAATTAGGTCGTCAAGGCTATTTGCTTCTTGTGGGGTAATGTCTTTTGGGGTAGAAATCGTTGAATCTTGATTATCTTCCTCGATAGCTTTCTGCATCTCAACTGATAACGGACCATATTTACTCAAAATATCTTTTAAAATAGTTTTTTGAGCCATTGCATCAAAGTCTGTTTTCCAAGGACCGCTAGCAAACGATTTTGAAAATTTCTTTCCATGTGCAGTTACTTTTTCTACTGTCCAAAAAGAAACTTTCTCGAATCCATTGAAAAGTTTAAAAGCGGCAAAATACCCTACAATTTCATCTTGTGGCTTGCTAAAGTCAAGGATTAATTCCTCGAACAAAGGGTTGTAAGAAATTAATTGTGATTTATAGACGATACCTGCATTAATATTTTTGTATTGTCCGCTGCGCTGCGCTAACTCAATCAACCCTTTATAGCCTAATTGGAATTGTGCTTGACCTTTGTACGGAACTAAATAGGCCCTTCCTAAGCTTGGCTCAATAGGCAGATTTAACACGGCTGCTTTCATAGCTGCTGCATAAATAGATTTATTAGATGCCGATTTCAAACTTTGACTACCTTGTAGTACTGACAAGATGCTTACTGCGAACTGTGTCCCGGCGCCTTTCCAAACGTCATCAAAAGCTTTTTGAACTGTTGGTGCGTTAAAAAATTGTTTGTGTGTGTATGTTGATAATTGATTTGCCATCTCTATTCACCTCCAAAAACCTGCTCAAACATTCCATTTACCATACTTTTAACTTTTTGCTCTTTTGTTAACTCTGGCACTGATTCGCCATCAATAAATTTTAGGTCATAAGATGCTTCAATAACTACAACATCATATCCAAACGTTTCGGCTAAATTATCGATTTTATCTTTTTGCATGTTGTAAAATTCTTCTGGTAGAAATGATGCCAGCTGAATGCTATCTGTAAGTTCCACATTATAAGCAAGCGCTCCATCTCTATTTTTAAAACTCTTTAAAAAACTTCCGTCTTCAGTGTTTCTTAGCACTACAATTTTTTCTTTGATGTTCATTTCATTTCCTCTTTTTGTGTTTTAGTTGCTCTCCCAGTCTTCACTAAATTTAAAATCATTGGATTTGCTCACATAATCCCTCGACTGCAGCATGTATATCTGTCTGACCTGCGCCAAGATATGTTATTCCCGCTGCTAAAAAGACTTCTCGTGAAGTTAGAACTCCACCGAGCTCATCAATTGCCTGATCAAGGTATATGCTAAACGTTTCAAGTTCTTGTTTAGCTCTGATTTTTGCTTTTTCTGCTTGTTCTGGTGTCATATTTCCTCCTAAATCGCATATTTCTTGCGCAATTGCCGCAATAGTGTCATGTACTGTGATTTATCAACAAGCCCGAAATCAAGCAATCTCTCACGCTCTTGATGGCTTGCTCTGTACCAGATAAGCGTTTCTCTATGCTGTTTTGTCATAACACATTCTCCTGTTTATATCGCTCTATTCTTAATCGGTCTGCTTCTGCTGTTGTCATACCAGTTCCAAAAGCGTATAGGTTTATCCAATTAAAAATTGGCTTAACTCCATTTTTTTCGATTCCTTCGGCACAGTAACTAGCAAACTTAGCAAAAGTCTCTTTACTCGCCGTTTTACCAAAATCTTTTTTGATTTGTTTGTTAAAAAAATTAAAAATCTCCTGATCCATCTTCTACACCGTCTATGCTTCCTAGAGCAAATTCTTTTAAATCTGGTTCTTTGTAATCTGGATTCGACCAGCTTGGGACGTTGGAAGTAGTTACACTTCGTTGTTTTTTACTATCTTCAAACCGTTGCAACCTATCTTTGACCTTTTCGACTGTCGTATCTCCAGATTTATACCAATCAACTAAAATTTTGTTGATATACTTCCAGCTGATTTTGTTGTTTTCTACCGCTTCTCTTAAGGCAAGGTTGACAACTTCAATTGGCATGTTATCTTCGTGAATCCACTTTTGAATATCTTCGATTTCAAATGGCGATATCATCCGTCCAAAAGTTAATTGGAAATTTTCAAAAAGCTTTTTTTCGTCCATAGCTCCTCCTGCTGTTGATGATGATGCTTATTATCTGTTAGTATTTATTGTTATTTAGTATTTATTTATAAGTTAGTATTTATTAGTTGGCTAATTTGTTGATTAGCAAATTGCACATTAGCAAATTGCACATTAGCAAATTGCACATTAGCAAATTAGGTATTAGCAATTTTTTCTAGTTCTAAGTCCTGTTCTGCCTTCAAAGTATTGAACACCTCGTCGCTTATTTTTCTGTCAGAACAGAATCTATAGGCTTCGGTACCATATCGCCCGCCAAATGATTTTCTATAAGTTCTGATATACTTGGCATTCTCTAACGCTTTCAACTGGCTTCTGATTGCAGATTCGCTATCCTTACAACGTCTAGCGAGTTCTTCAGGATAGACTCTCCATTCGTCTGCATTACTCAAAATGGTTAGCAGCAGTCCTTTTTCCTTATTGAAAAGTTCTTTGTCCTGAATAAATTCATTGCTAACAGCTGTGTAACTACCTGTTAATGTCTTGAAAAATGTACTGCATTAGCTGACAACCCCTCCTCTTGCACGCTTCTCGCTCCATCCTTTGCTGTTTTTTAAAGCTACTTCCCTAAAAATTTTCCGCTTATTCTCTGGCGAATTGTGTTTTTTAATGACTTCGTGTTGCACTCTAGCAATGACCGCTAAGATAACGGTTGTTGCTAACAAAAATAATTCTAATTTGTTCATGTTATACTCCTACTCTTTTTTCAAATTTAATATTTTCAAGCATTTCTGGCAGTGTCTCTTTTTTTGTTTTGTAACGATTGCGAGATTTCCACTGTACAAACAGTTTGAATCCTTTGTAATCAATGAATACGATTCTATGCGTTGGATTTAATACAAACTGTTTAAAGTCTGGATGATCACGCATTTCTGTCGCCCACTGCTTTGCAGTAGCAACTGTCAACCCCTCCCATTGTTGAATCAAGTGTTTATAATCACCATGAGAAGCTGTTTCATTAACATCAACTGCTCTATAAGTAATTTCTGCTTTTGGCATATTAATACCCTCTCTCTTGTGTTATAATTAAGTAAATATTTTTTGTTTGGAGTCCGATTCCCGTCGGACTTTTTATTATCTAATTAAGTTGGTTCTATTAGTAAAACTCAGGCTTAATGTTTACATTGAATCGAAGTCTATCCTTTGGATGGGCTTCTTTTAGTTTCTTTACTTCCGTGATTGCTTCTTCAGATGTTGTGCAATATAGGGTAAATGTTATTTCGTTCATGTGTGTCCTTTCTACTATATGATTTAAAATCATATAGTGTTTAAAATTTTTGTGTTGCTTGCTTGTTTATCCCAAGAATGTCATCGGTAGATACATCGAAAAACAAAGCTAGACTAATAAGATACTCACCTGAAATCTTTGTCTGGTCTTTTTCCCAGTTGCTGATAGATGTTTGAGTAACACCTAATTCTTTTGCCAATTCACGCTGTGACATCTTATTATGTTTAGCTCTTAATTCTGCAATAGTTACCATAGCTGAGTCGCTCCTTTCTTGATGATGATTACATTCTATATGATTTTAAATCTTGCGTCAAGTGTTTTATATGATTTATTTTCTGTTTTTTTGAAAAAATCGTAAATCATATAGTTTATTTAAAACTTTTTTCTTATATAGTTGATTTATAATCATGGTTTTGATATAATTTACTTATCAAAATTAAAAAGGAGGTATCCTATGGAGCAATTAGGGGACCGAATAAGAAAGTTGAGAGAAGGGCGCAACATGACTCAGACTGAACTTTCAGAAATATTGGGCATGAAAACCTATACTACTGTTTCAAAGTGGGAGAAGAATGAAAATTTTCCAAAAGGTAAAGACCTAAAAAAACTAGCAGAGATTTTCAACGTTACCTCTGACTATCTTTTAGGACTCACAGATAGTAAACTTGGGAAAATCACAATACAGAACGAACAACCTGAAATCGTTTCTATATACAACCAACTAGAACAACCTAGACAAGAAAAAGTCCTCAACTTCGCTAACGAACAATTAGAAGAACAAAATAAAACCGTTTCTATATTCGATAAAAAATCTGAGGAGACAGAAGATTATATCACTGACTACGTTGAGGGATTGGTTGCCGCTGGTCTTGGGGCATACCAAGAAGACAATTTACACATGAAAGTTAAACTACGTTCTGATGATGTCCCCGATGAGTATGATACTATTGCAAAAGTAGCTGGCGATTCAATGGAACCACTTATTCAAGACAACGATTTGCTATTCATCAAGGTATCTAGCCAAGTCGATATGAATGATATAGGGATATTCCAAGTCAATGGTAAAAACTTTGTAAAAAAACTCAAGCGTGATTATGATGGCGCTTGGTACTTGCAAAGTTTAAATAAAAGCTATGAGGAAATCTATCTATCAAAGGATGACGACATCCGCACAATCGGTGAAGTTGTGGATATTTATAGGGAATATTAAAGGAGACTGTTATGGCAAAAGTCATATTCCAAGATAACTTTCTCTTAATGGGAACAAATTATCATGAAAAAGAAGCTAATAAAGTTATGGCTGAAATTGGTAAGAAATCACCATACTGGGATAAGGATAAAGATTTTATTTCTGACTACATAAAATCAAACTTCAAGGATATCTACAAGTATTACAGGGTCTCAACAAAAGATGTAGAGATTGTCAGAGAACCTCTTAATCGTCACGATCCAAATGCCATAAAAGTCATGGTAAACAAAACTTTTGTTGGCTACTTTCCAGCAGACTTAGCTAAACGATTAACCCCTTATGTAAAAAAATCTAGTCATTACCAAATGGAAGCAACGCTTACTGGTCGTGGTGGACAATACAAAACACTCAAAAACGATTTAAAGACAGTGGTTACTAAAAAGAAAGATATAACTTATAAGTTACGATTGACTATTTTAAAAGTAGATAGAGTATCAAAAAGTAAAAATGCTGGATTATTAGAGTCGATAGCATCTTGGTTTCTCAACTAACAAAAAAGCCCCACGCTCAAATTTGGCGAGGAGAGCGTGAGGCGAATCTAGTATAGTAAAAACCTGCTTCGCAGTAGGTCTCTTTACTATACCTATTTTAACAGAAAATGAGGTAAAAAACAAATGTGGATAGAAGAAACTGATAACGGTAAATTCAAATTTCGTGAAAATTATAAAGATCCTTACACTGGAACATGGAAACCTGTATCCGTTACTATGGAGAAGGATAATTCAAGAGCTTATAAAGCAGCTCGAAAAATCCTTGAACAAAAAATAACAGAAAAAATAGCGCAATTAAAGGCCTCTGAGTTACTTTTCACGGAACTTTTAGATGAATGGTGGGCGTTTTATAAGAAAGAACTTAAAAGGTCGTCTGTAGCTTCTCTGAGGGGTAACATCGAAGAGATAAGGGAAGCTTTTGGAATAGGTGTTAAAGTAGTGAATATTGATCCTAAATACGTTCAGAATTATCTCGATAACCTAGATTGCTCTAGGAATAAAAAAGAGCGTAATAAGTCTATGCTAAACTTAGCATTTGATTATGCTGTTGGTTTGGATATTATCCAAGATAATCCTGCAAGACGTGCTAAACTCCCAAGGGTAAAGAAAACTCTTGAAGACTGGAAAAAGGCTGGAGAAAAATATCTTGAAGAAGATGAAATTAAACCATTATTGAAAGAATTGTACAGAAGACCTAGCACTTACCGTCTTGGTTTGTTGGCTGAGTTTATCAGTTTGAACGGTTGTCGTATCGGTGAAGCTGTCAGCATTGAGCCGTGCAACTACGAATCTAAGTCAAGAATATTGCAGTTGCACGGAACATTTGATCATACAGAAGGATATCGTAACGGGGAAAAGACAGCACCAAAGACATTAGCTTCTTATCGTGAAACCATCATGACAAGTAGAGAACTTGAAATTCTACAAGAGTTAGAATTTATGAACGAACTAGAAAAAAATACAAATCATAGATATAGAGATATGGGATACCTTTTTACAACAAAAAACGGTGTTCCAATTCAGACTAACTCATTCAACTTAGCTTTAAAAAAAGCTAATGAAAGATTGGAAGACCCAATTACAAAAAAACTTACTAGCCACATCTTCCGCCACACTCTTATTAGCCGTTTAGCAGAGAATAACGTGCCGCTAAAATCAATCATGGAACGTGTAGGACATGCAGACGCTAAAACTACTGCCCAAATTTATACGCATGTCACAAAGAAAATGAAATCAAGTGTAGCTGATATTATGGAAAACTATTAA